ACGATGACGCCGCTCAAGATCGTGCGCGGTAGTGATCACAATCTGTGGACGGTGTCGGATTTGGCTTTTGGGTTTGTGCCCAAGTTTGCATTCACGCTGACAGAGACCTCGCCAGCTTCGACCTTAACACCGAGCGCGGTGGATGGGTCAATCACTTTGACAGCAAGCGCCGCGACTTGGCACGACGGCGACAGCGGTACAGCGCAAGCCGGTGCGTCGACAACGATCACGCTAAGATCGGGTGCGCTGGCGACAGACGACATCTACATCGGTGCGACTGTGCGGATTACTGGCGGCACTGGCAGCGGTCAGAGCCGTGTTATTTCCGATTACGTTGGGTCAAGTAAAGTTGCGACGGTGGCAAGCGCGTGGTCGATTACGCCAGACAATACGTCGACCTACACGGTGAGCAGTGTCGTCGAGCAGTTTGTGGAGAACACTAACAATTTTGGACGAGCGCGCATTGTGTCGTTCACGTCGTCGACAGTCGTCGAGGCGACGGTTGATATTCCATTCTTTAACACCGACGCGATCTCGTCGGGCAACTGGATTTTAGAAACGGGGTATGAAGACGCATGGTCAAGCACGCGCGGATGGCCGCGATCTGCAACATTCCATGAGGGCAGATTGCTTGTTGGTGGCGCGCAGAATCTACCGACGACAATCTGGGGCTCACGGGTCGGGCAATTCTTTGATTTTGATCCGGGGCAGTCGCTCGACGACGAGGGGCTGGAAGCGACGATTGACACCGACCAAGTCAATGCGATTGTCGGCGTTTTCTCCGGTCGTGACTTCCAAGTGTTCACGACTGGCACCGAGTTCGTTGTCCCGCAATTGAACGGGGAGCCGCTGACGCCACTCAACTTTATATTTAAGCCATCAACGCGCCGGGGCTCATCGGCGGGCACCCGACCGGTGTCAACGGAAGGCGGCACTTTGTACTTGCAGCGTGGCGGCAAGGCGATCCGCGAGTTTTTATTCTCGGACATTGAAGGCAGCTACATCAGCAACGACATATCAATGCTGTCGTCACATCTGTTGCAATCCCCCTCGCGCATGGCGATGCGTCGCGGAACCAATGTCGACGAGGGCGATCTGTTGCACATCGTAAACGCGGGCGATGGGAGCATGGCAGCGTTCTCAATTTTGAGATCGCAGAATGTAATCGCGCCGTCTCTGCTCACAACTGATGGCGATTTTCTGGATGTCGGTGTCGAAGACGCAGACACGCCCGCCGTCTACACGGTAGTTAAACGCACGACGCCCGCGACGCATACGCAGACGATAACGGTGAGCGATGCCGCAAATATCGCAGCCGGTTCAACGATCACATGGACGACAAATGCGGGCGTCTCAACCACGCTCACAAGCGTCACGTCTGGCACACCATCATCGGCGCAGTTTCTTGTCGGTGCATCAGTCAATGCAGACACGGTAGCTGACAACATCCAAGCGAAGATCAATGCGGTCAGTGGCTTCACGGCGGCAAACCCCGGCGCAAATGTGCTGACTGTTTCCCGCGATCTGCAAGGTGATCAAAACACGACCGTGACCTCGTCGGATAACACCCGGTTGACCGCAACTAATTTTTCTGGCGCGGAATATTACGTGGAAATATTCGATGCGGATCACACCACAGATTCGAGCATACAATATACAGCACTGGCCGCGAACTTGCCGGGCAGTACGACGGTAACCGGGTTGACGCATCTCAAAAACGCAACCGTTAAGGTGATCGCAGATGACGCCGTGCTGGCCGATGCCGTTGTAAGCTCCAGCGGTGAGGTCACCTCCGCGAGAACGGCGACGACCTACATCGAGGTCGGGCAAGAGTTTCCATCATTCACGGACACCCTAGCCGGAGCAACCAAGACCACACCACTCGCTCGCACGATGCCAGTCGAAACGCGACTCCCGAATGGCCCAATTCTCGGCAACAAAAAGCGCGTGGTTAAGGTAACCGCGATCCTCGACAACACGCAGAGCATGACGATCAACTCGGTCGATGTGCCATTCCGCGCGTTGGGCAGCGGATTGCTAGATGCGGGCGTGACAAAATTCACGGGCACAAAGCAAATAGGCCCGTTTCTTGGGTACGATTTTAAAGGGCAAGTTGAGGTGACCCAAAACTCGCCGTTGTTTATGACGCTGTTGGCACTCGATTATCGCGTTAGCGTTAGCGTGGGAGATTAGAAATGGCACAAGCTGCGGTAATCGGTCTCGCCGCGTTGCAAGCGATGAGTCAAATCCGACAAGGGCAAGCACAAGAGGCTAGCTTAAAGGGTCAAGCTCAAGCGCTTGAGGTTCAAGCGGAGTTTACGCGATTCGGTGCCAAGCAAGAAAGTCTCAAGCACAAAGCGCAAGCGGTGCAAGAGCTGGAGAAAACACTCGTTAGACAAGCCCAGATCAATGCGGCGGCGGGTGCTGGAAACATCGATCCCAACAGCGGCAACCCGTTTGGTCTCACAAACCGAGCGCTGGATGTCGGCGGGACAAACTACGCAATGGCAGACAACAATAGAGCGATCACCGTGCTGGTCGGTGAGCAGCAAGCCCAGATGCAATTATATCAAGCGCAGCGTGCGCGATCTGCCGGGAAGGCGGCGCGGAAAGCCGCGCAGATGCAAGCAATAATGACGATGGCGCAAGCTGGATTCTCTGCCGCCACGATGGGCGGCGCGCCGAGTGGGGGCAATCCGCAAGGTGGCATGCCGAGTGGTGGAACAAGCCTTGGCGGCGGTTATAGCACAGGGAATAGTTATTACCCCATGGGTAAATCGGGAACATACGGGACAATTGCATACTAATGGCCCAAAGATTTAGCCGAGCATCACTTTTATCCGGTTTCGTAGCACCGACCGGCGCGTCGGTGCGTGTCCCGACCGGCGCCGACCCAGAGCTGGCAGTCGCCCAGCAAACTTATGGTGATATGTCCAAGCGCATTGGTGCGTTCAAAGACCTCGCCGCTAAAATGGGGCACCAACAAGCCGAGGCGTCGGGCTTGCTTTACGGTGCAAGGAATGCGCCGACGCAGGAAGACATGGCGGAAGCTGCGGAAACGGGCAAGCCGGTCGAGTTGGTGGGCGATCCGAATAGCCTACAGACTTGGCAGCAAGCGGCATATAAAGGCTCGCTCGCTGTCACGTCAGCGCGATATGAAGTCGCTGGGCGTCGTAAACTATCCGAGGCGATGGCTGCCGCCGCCGAAGACCCAAGCATGACCCCTATAGATTTCCGAGAGGAAATGGATTCGATCACGCGCAATTACTCGGCTGCGCTGTCATCGGTCAGCTCTGTCGAAGGCGCGAAGATGCAAAAGTCTTTATCGCTGGTGGCAAACAGCAATCTGCAAACATTCTCGCGCAATTACATGACGAGAATGACGAAGCAGAACAAAGCGGACGCAATCAGTCGTGCAAGCTCTCTCACCACCGACGCGATAGGTCTTGTCAATGGCTACGAGGTCCCGGTCGTTTCGCAAGCTAACGCCGCAAGTTTAAATGATACGATCATTGCCCAGCGTCAAAAGATTTTAAACGACTTAACTATGAACAGCGTCCCGAGCGCGCAAATTAACACACGGCTAAACGCCTTCGACACTGCGATGCAAAGCGCCAAGATTGCGCGGCTCATGGAGTTTGGGCGCAGTCAAGGCGGTCTTACACGTCTGTCCCGTTTAGTTGAAAATAACGGGAAGGGGCTGACCGGTGCCGAGAAAGAAATCTGGAATAGCTTATCGGCAACCGACAAGAGTGAATTTTATAAGCAAGCCAACACGCAAATCACACAGAGACTAAAGGTTGAAGAGACCGAGTTAAAATTAGAGGATAACCGTCGCAAAATTGACGTTGAAAATGCGCTCATCGCTTATTCGGAAGCGAACGCAGATAACGACGCCGTTGCGGCTCGCCGCGCTATCGGAGTCCTTACTGCTCTCGGTCACAATACTCGCACGATGACCGAGAACGCGGACAAGGATCAATTTTTATTAAGATCAGACCCATCGCAGATGGAGCGAGCGCAAAACTTGCTAAACGCAAGACGATTGTCACCGCAGCGAATTTATCAATTTGATAAACTCACAAGTGGAGACCGGCGAAAATTGATGAAAGATTTGGTAGGCCAGCGCGACAAACTAATGCAAAGAGCAGAGGATCATTTAAACAGAATTTACCAGCCCGATTTTACAACGTCGAGTGTTGAGTTAGGCAGAGAAAAGCGACTTGCAAATCAACAATATAATCTTGCGATGGAACACTTGGTTCAAAAAAGGGACGAGCATGAGGATGCTCTAGCCACAGCAACAGAGTCGGGAAAGCTCGCAGAGGTTAAACGATTCAACCCCGCAGAACATATGGAAGAGGCGCAGGGTATAGTCGTCAAAGAAATCACTGCAATAAAATTGCCCGAGGAAATTGGTAAAGTTGTGAGCGGTCTTGAACGCAGTTTGGAACCTTTGACCAATCACCAAAACCGCCGCAAAAAACAAGGTAAGCCTATATATGATATGTCGGTGTTTGAAGGCATCACCGACGACAATTTAGAAGATAAAAATAACGTGAAGGCGTTGAAGAAACACTTGCTAGGGCTGCGAGAGAGAACCGGTAAAGCTCTGCAACCTCCAATCGACCGTTTGCTAAAACGGCTCATTCAAGTTGAGCAATTACAACGGGGGGGTACGCGATGAGCGAAGACCCCATTGAGCGCATATTCATGGAGAGGGCGACGCTACGAGAGATTGGCGCAGACATGTCGAACTATCGCCCGACACAAACGGGCTATGAACCGGTGTCTCCGGTCCCGGAGAATTTGCCGATCCTTGGCGGTAACGAGATACAAGGCTATCCGGCAGAGGAAGCAGACACCGCCGAGCGGACGATGGAGTTTAACCCGTCTGATGGTCTAGTCGGCTCGATGCAAATGTTATCGGAGGGATTCGGCGCGGGCATCCAGCAATACGAGCTTAATGAAGTCGAGAAACGCATTGCGGATAAAACGCTAACGCCTCTCGATCATATTCAAGCTGTCGTCGAGAATCCCGACGTGCCTCTCGGGGATTATTACGACGCATCGACAAACACGTTTAGCAACGTCCCAAGCGACGATTACATATTGCATCAAGGTCAGCTATATCCGCGCGTGACCACAGACGCCGAAGGCAATCAAGTCGATTTGTCTCAAGACAACATGATGATCAACTACGGTCGTATGCTGATGGACAGCATGCTCGACCCGCTGGAGGGCGTGGGCGTGGGCACACGCGCAGCCGCGCAGTTGATAAAGGGCGGCGCACCAGACCCCAACACGCTGGGCAGCGGGATCGTACCGGGCGCAACGACGGGCGCGCAAACAGCCGATGACGTTAGCGACATTGGTTTCTATAGCGAGGTCAGCCGCGCAGTTGATGCCTTGCCTATGGATAAGGGCAGTGCCTCGCAAATGCGTGCGATGATTGCGAAGACGCCGGGTGTTAAACCGGAGGAAATGGCGTGGATCGGCCTCGATGATTTCTTGAAGGGCAAGAAGTCGGTGACGAAAGCCGAGGTGCAAGAGTATGTGCAAGCCAATCAAGTGCAGCTTGAGGAGGTTGTAAGAGCCGACGAGGGTGTTGAGCAGGAGATAAGTTATTTAAAACGTAGGTATGAAATGATGGTAAACGGTGAAGGCGATTACGCTCAAATGCCTCCATCATTGCGAGAAGAAAGAGCTTCGGTAATGTTAGATAACATTGAAGCTATGGAAGCCGATAGAGTTGTGGGGCGTCCGAAATTTGCGAGCTACACCTTACCCGGCGGCGAGAACTATCGAGAGGTGCTGCTAACGCTGCCCGAAACGCGGGCCTATGACGGTGAACGGTATCTTGAATTGCAACGGAAAGATTTCGACGGAAAACTTAATGATCCGGATGAGGTTGCTGAATTTTATCGATTAGCAGATGCCGCAAAGGATGCGCGTAAAAATAAATTTACGGGCGGTCACTTTGAAGAGTCCAACGTCCTAGCTCACATGCGCCTCAACGACCGCACCGGTCCCAACGGTGAGCGCATCTTGTTTATCGAAGAGATACAAAGCGACTGGCATCAGAAGGGGCGCGATAAGGGGTATCAACAAGGGCCCTCTAAACTTGATGAAGAATTAATTTCTGTTGAAAACCAACTCGATGAGCTGGCACCAAAATCAAGGGCAAACTTCGATTATGTAAATTCCGGTGGTGATCGTTCTCAACTGCCATATCCAAACATCGGGCACGATATCGAAATACTTTCGGATAGGCGTAGCGAAATTGTTGCAGACCTTGCTAGGTTAAAGGATGGCGTCCCAGACGCTCCATTGAAAAAGACGTGGCATGAGATGTCATTCCGCCGCGTGGCTCGCATGGCAGCGGAAGAGGGCTACGACGCTATCGCGTGGACACCGGGCAAGATGCAAGCCGAGCGGTATAATCTAAGCAAGCAAGTTGACGCACTAGAATACACACCACTAGAAAACGGGCAGTATAAAATTGAAATTACAGATAGCGATTTAGCTGAAGTAACTTTACCGAATGATGGAATTTTCGAGGCATCTGATTTGGCGAATTATGTTGGGAAGGAAATTGCCGATAAAATTGTGAGTGGCGAAGGTAAAAAATTACTAGGAAGAGAGAGAGCAACCGACTTCCGCTATTTGCTTAAAGGTATCGATCTGCAAGTCGGCGGCGAAGGCATGAAGGGATTCTACGACCAAATGCTAAAGACCTACGCGGCGAAGTGGGGCAAGAAATTTGGCGCTAAAGTTGGGGTGTCGGGAATAAATACAGAAACAAAATTTGCGGAATCAATAGTGCCGCGTGTAAGCGACGAAAACATGGTAGACGTCGCAAAGGCTTTGGCAGAGAAACGTGGCAAAGTGTGGGAGAACTTGTCGGGTGAGGATCGATTATCAATTATTGACGATGCACTATTGCTGTCGGATGAGGAACTTAATTTATTAAACATTCCGAAACCCGCGACAAAATTAGAAGGTGGTGAAAAGGTATGGACCCTGCCCGTCACAAAGAAAATGCGCGATAGTATAATGTCCAAAGGCATACCCACGTTTGCGGTCGGCGGTGCGGTTGCATTGTCACAAGTTGAGAGGGATCAAAATGGCAACTGATACGATGATGCCCGCCGCTGATCCGCTAATGCCAGCCGAGGCAGAGCCGCCGCTTGTCGCCCCGGACGCGATCCCGCAAGAGGCCGTACAAGAAGAGCTAGGCTTTATTGAAGAGCCAGCCCCGGAGGAAATCCAAGTTGCTGGCCCGGTGCGGGATATATTTAAAGCTGCAAAGAAAGAATTTTTAAGTGATGATGCCGCCCCGCTGCCGGAAGCGGAACCGGAAGACTTGTCATCGATGGTGCGAGTGGAGCCCGGCAACATGGGGTCCACGCTTGTCATCGACACTCCGCGCCAAGAAGATGTCGATAGCTTCAAGCGGCTACTCGGCACGCGCAACACTGATCTAAAGGAAATCATACGCCCCAATCTTGAAAACAAAGATTTGATGGATGAGGTCAGTAAGGATTATCTCACCGCCCTATACCAAACATTCGACGAGAAATTTGGCGGCGTCGTTGAGAAGAAGACCATCAAAGAATTGATCACCGACGTGCAGGAGCTTGGCATGGACGCCACGTTGCTGGAGCTGATGAAGGTCAAGCCGGGTCAAGCGTTCAATAAGAAAGAAGTAGTTCAAGCCGAATGGGTTAAGTTCAATCTGATTAGCACGCTGCGCGATGCCAGCGAAAACGGTACGACCGATGAACTCCGCAATGCGCTGGCGCTGGCTGGTCACCTTGCACCGCGAATTGAAGCGGGCATTGCCGAGGGCGCTGCCGGGCTAGCCGTGCGATCCCACGTAGCACGCACGACCGAGATGGGCGGCGACCTCACGCAGATCAGCGAAGTGTTAAAGCGCTTTGACAATAGCGGCATTGATGATGGTGATGTTGAGCATATCCGCATTCTAATGAACGCGCTGCCGGACGCAGCAAAACAAACTAAATTCGTGTCGGGTATTTTGACCGGCACCAACAAGGGGCTCAACATGATCTCCGAGGCGTTCATCTCGTCGATCTTGTCGGGACCAGTGACGCACGCGGTCAACATGGTGGCGAATGGCGCGTTTATGGCGTACCAAGTGCCAGAGCGCGCAATGGCGGGGGCTATCGGAAAAGCCCGCACGTCAATCGTTAAAATGACCGGCTGGAAAGGCGGCATCGGTGTCGGTCGTGTGAAGACTAATTTGTTTGCCGGGCTGTCGGACGCAGATCGTGCGTATGCCACCGAGGCGCTAGTCATGGCGCAGTCGACCATGCGAGGCGTCATCAACGGCGCTCGCGCGGCGGGGAAAGCGTTCAAAACAGAAGAGGCGCAATTCGGTCGGCGTGGTCCGGGCGGTGCAATCGAGGGCGCATCAAAGGTCGACACCTCACAAGACAAAGCGATCAGTGCGGATTATCTTGGCATCCCCAAAGTCGAAGGCGCAGAGCTGTTCACCAAAGACGGTGCGCTTACTGCTCTGGGTCGGTTTGTCGATTATTCGGGAATCGCCATCCGCGCGATGGGTCCGCGCATGCTCTTGGTTGAAGATGAGCTTGCCAAGGGCATTGCGTATACGATGGAAATGGAAGCGCAGATATATCGCAAGCTGGAGCGTTTGCGGCGAGAGGGCATGGATGACGATGGTCTACATCTTGAAGCGCGCCGAATGCTTGCCGGTCTCGACGACGAGGTTAATGATGCCGCCACTAACTACGCATTAAGCACGACATTCCAAGCCGACCTTACCGGGTTCCAGCAAAAAGTCGGCAAGCTGATGGCGCACCCATTGGTTAAGCCGGTCAACGCATTTTACAAAACGCCGCAGTGGATCGTGAACGAGGTCGCCGCGCGCAGCCCGTTGGCAATTGCCACGCCGCGATTTTTGCGTGACATGGCAGCGGGTGGCGCAAAGGCCGATCTAGCATTGTCCCGTGCAGTGATGGGCTCCGGTCTCATTATGAGTTTAAGCTACCTCGCCAGCGGAGAGATGATGGATGGCGTGCGGATCACCGGAGATTACCCGGAAGACCCGGCGATGCGCGATGTGTGGAAGCGCTCAAAAATCATGCCGTACAGCGTTGGCATCCGGCAAGATGACGGTGAGTGGTTCCAAATTTCCATCGACAGATTCCAGCCGGTATCATCGTTGCTCGCGATGGCTGGCGACTACGCTTATTTTTCTCAATACGGAACGGAAGAGGACACGGTTGCCTACATGGCCCAAGCCGGGATCGTCGTTGCGGAAGATAATTTATTAATGAACACCGGCAAAAGTGTTGGCAACCAACTCGGTGCGATGCCGATGATGCAAGGGTTTGCTGACATCATGGAGGTCTTGGGCGAACAATACGAAAGCTACGATCAACGAATAGCAGACGCGCAAAAGCTACTCGTTAAAAAATACAGCGGCGCTCTTATGTCGGCGGCGACACCGTACTCGTCAGCACTGGGCACGATTGAGAGAGTCACCAATCCCGATGCGAGCAACGTCAAGCCGACCGACGAGCAATTGGGTGGGCGTTTCTATAATAGCAGTGCCTCGCGGGCATGGATGGAATCACTCAACCGAGCGAAATCGCGCACACCTATTATTGGCAGTGACGCGATCCCCAAATTGAATATGTACGGGCAAGTGATGAAGCAGTGCGAAAACGGCGTGTGGTGTGGCATATCACCTATCCGCTGGGACTTCAGCGAGACCACTGGAGCAGTGCGCGGCGAGGCGGCAGCGGTTGACAGCGAGATGCTCAAACTTGGCTTGGCAATTCGAGCGCCCCGCGAAGGCGACCCGCAGCGCGGTGTCATATTGTCTGCCGAGCAATACAACGAAATGATCACTTCATTGAACGCGCCTATGGAAAATCGTGGGGTAAACAAAAACGACGAACTCACATTCGTCGGAGAGCTTTACGAAATGATTGGCACCGAGGCGTATCAAGACAGCGAGAAGGGTGGAAAACTTAACTATCTCCGCAGTGTCATGTCGGAGCGGTTGGGTCTCGTACTCGACGATATGTTTGAGATGGTCGATGATCCGTCTGGCAGCGGAAAGAAAGTGGTCAGTGACGATGCCAGCAGTGTGCTATCACAACACAAGCGCATGCTCGATGCCTATCGAGAAATGAGTGGGAAGAAGCTACCGCAAGAAGGTTTCTATGGCTCGATTGACTGATGTTTTTATTTAACTGCACTGTAACTAATTGTAACAACCCCACGGGAATAGTGACATGAGTATAACCGTCAACGCCGTCCATCGCCGGGTTCAGTATGTCGGCAACGGCAGCAACCTTGGGGCGTTCTCGTTTTCGTTTAAAGTGCTAGCCGCGACCGACATCAAGGTGAGCGTGGCGACGACTGTGAAGACAGTCACAACGCATTACACGACATCATTGAATGCAGATGGCACCGGCAGCGTGACGTTTACCAGCGGCAACGCGCCAGCAAACAACGCAATCATCACGATTGAATCTGACCAAGCGATAGAGCGCACGACTGATTACTCGACGGGCGGCGACTTTACTGCGGCATCAATTAACGACGCGCTAGATCGCCTTACGATTAACGACCAGCAAATCGAGACGTTGCTCTCCCGTAATGTCCAGCTAGCCAGCACGGTGAACCGCACGACAAGCGGCACCGGCACAAGCGGGCCGCTGTTCTTCCCTTACGCCGACACGGTAAGCGATCAAGCAAGCAAGCTAATCGCCTATGACAGCAACGGGACTGCGCTGGAGACAACGACCGGGCGCGTTAATACGGTTGCGGTGAGTAATGTCGCGGTTGATGGGTCGGGCAACTCTCAGAGCGCGACTGTCTCATTCAATTCTTCGAGCGGGGCACTAGCGCTTGGCGTGCCCGTAGGGGCAACCGGGGCAGGTGGATCGACCGGATCACAAGGCCCCGACGGTGTTGGTGGTCTGCCGTACACGTTCTCGACAACGACATCCGACAGTGATCCCGGTGCCGGGCAAATACGTTTAAACAGCGGAACGCTTGGCAGCGTGTCGCAGATTTTCATCGACGATAGCACAGCGGCAAGCGGCAATCCCGATGTCAGCGCGTTCATTTTAACGTGGGATGATTCGACGCAAACGTCAGATCGCGGGCAAGTTACAATCGTCAAAAAAGCGGCGCAACAAAATTTCGCGACGTACAAAATATCGGGCACATCGACCGACGCCAGCGGGTACGTGAAACTCGTTGTGTCTCATGTTGTAAGCAACGGCTCGTTCAGTAACTCCGACGCCGTCCTTGTGTCGTTTGTGAGAACAGGCAACGCGGGTAGCCTCGACGATCCGATGACGACACGCGGCGACATCATCGTGCGAGATAGCAGCAACGCGACGGCGCGGCTTGCTGTTGGATCAGCGAACACTGTTCTTACCTCCGACGGAACAGACTTGAGTTATGCACAAGTTGCCACCGCGATGATCGCGGACGACGCAGTTACGGCGGCAAAAGTCGCCAATGATGCAGTTGTCACGGCAAGCATTGCTGACAATGCCGTGAGCCTCGCCAAATTAGCTTCGGGAACTGATGGCAATCTGATTTCGTTTGATGCCAGCGGTGATCCAGCATACGTCACGACGGGCAGCAGCGGTCAAGTGTTGACCTCAAATGGCGCTGGCGCTGCGCCGACTTTTCAAGCGGCGGGTGGCGGCAAGGTCGTGGCGTTTTCCAACACGCACGTTGCAACCGACGCATCAACCACAGCGACTTTCCCGGATGACGACACCCCGCCGACCAGCGGCGAGGGTGCAGAGTATACGACATTCACACACACTGCCGCGTCGGCAACTAACAAGATTTTGATTCAAATAATTGCGCAAGCAGCGACGAGTGGTGTCGTTGTTCCTGTCTTGGCGCTGTTCAAAGATTCTGGTTCAACCGCTGAGAGAACCACTTTTGAGGAAACTCACGGGAATGGCCCCGTCATGATGACGCTTCAGCACCTCGACACCGCCGGATCGACGAGCGAAATCACCTATAAGTTGCGATTCGGATCGAGTGGCAACACGGGCACTGTTTACCTTGGAAGCCAGCATCATTCTGGGGGTCGATGGGCTGACACTGGCGGCGTCAACATACAAATTTGGGAACTCGAAGCATGACCAAAATAAGCACAGTTTTGACGTGGAAACATCCGACGACACCATGGTCAATCCGAGACAATATCGTCGTCGAGTTCGAGGGCGGCGTCCCGTCCGCTGAAACGCTTGCAACTTGGACCGCCGAATACGAGGCGGCGAAGCCGTGGGCAGATTTGCGGGAAGAACGCGACCGCCGTCTCGCCGAATGCGACTGGTGGGCGAGCAGCGATCTGACGATGAGCGACGAGCAGACGGCGTACCGCGCAGCCCTACGTGACTTTCCGGCAACAGTCGATCTGTCGAACATTGTATGGCCGGAGATCGACGATTAAAAATGAACTCAATTGACCCGTCGCTTGTTGTCACACTGCTAGGCATGCTCGTTTCAATCGTGAGCGCTGCGGCAATTGTTCGGCAAAAACTTGCGGCGGTCATTGAGCAGATGAGGGACATCGAAACGCGACTACGAAAGCTAGACACGCGCTTCGATAAATCCGAGGTGCATCAATCAACGACCGAGCAACGGGTGTCGGTGCTGTCCACCATGCTGTCACCAGAGCGGCGTCAAGTATTACACGAACGCCTCGCGACAATGGAGTCCCACTGCGAGACGTTGCGGCGCGACGTGAACACGTTACAGCACATGCATAATGGTCGGCATCCAAGTGTGCCACCAGTTGAAAAGGTTGAGCATGATGATTGACTGGCAGCGCTACCCCAATTTTTCCGAGAGCGAATTCCGATGCCGCTGCGGCTGCGAGGCGTTCGTTTGCGATGTGGAGTTGCTTGAGGTGTTACAATCTGTTCGCACAGCATTTGGCAAGCCGATGAAAATAACCTCGGGCTATCGTTGTGAAAACCATCCTATCGAAGCGCGCAAAAAGAAACCCGGATCACACAATTCCGGGGGGGCTGTTGACATTGGATGCACGGGAAAAGACGCATACGACTTGCTCCGATTGCTGGCGGCAGACGACCGAGTAAAAGGCATCGGCGTAAGTCAGAAGGGTCGACACTCGTCGAGATTTCTGCACGCGGATGTATTGTCCCAATCACCCAGACCAAATATTTGGTCGTACTAAAAATGTAAGGAGTCGAGATGTCACAGATCATAAAGAGACTACGGGAGCCCTCAAGTTACGCAGCACTCGCAAGCGTGTTAGCTCTCACAGGAGTCAACATCGATCCCGGACTCATGCAGAACATCAGCACCGCACTTGCCGCACTGGCTGGGGTCGCTGGTTTCTTTCTGCATGAGAAAGCCGAGGCGTAATGGAGTTCTCGACGATTGTCATCACCATCATATTTGGCATCGCGATACTCGCCGGGTGCGCCTTCGGCTTGGCGCGGATTGTCCGCAAGGCGTCGCGAGCGAAGTCCTTCGAGGCGGAAGCGGATGCGCGGCGTCGCATGGGTGAGGTGGATAGTGATCGCGATCTGCCTCACACTGCCCGCATGCTCCGTAGGGATCATTTCTAGTTTGGTGACGGCGGGCGCTTCAAGTACGGGTGCTTATTTCGACTACAAGACAGCGCAGAAAGCCGAGCCGGTGATCGTCGTGCCCGAGCTGCGCGACTACGGTACAGCGGTGCAGCACGCTGCCGCAGATGAGGTCGATAGATTAGCACCTCCATGCCCGAGGGATATTGTGACGCCGGGATGCTCTGCCCTCGCGCGAATGATCATTGACTACGGCGTTCTGCGCGATCAAATCCGAGCTGCAAAAGCAGACGACTAATGTCGACGAGGACTGGTCGGGTTGGTGATTTGATCTGCGCCGCCGCCATCGAGCGAGTTGGTGGGCTTGCGTCAATTGTCCGCACAGACGGTTGCGATATTATCGCGTATTATGATCACCGCTGGTTTCGCGTGGAGGTTAAATCCACCGTGCGACCCGAGCAACGCGGGCGCAAAAACCATTATTATTTTATGACCTCAACCGGCGCGGGCAAAAAGAAAGCGCTCTCATCACAGTCGGCAGACATCGTTGCGCTGACCGCAAACGATTTGCGTATGGTTTATTTTTTACCGATCAAATCGGTGAGGACTGTGACCAAACGATTAAGGGCGGAGCTGTTTAGCCCCGCCCACGAACGGCAATCATGGATAGACGCAGTCAATCGCATATCGTAATCGATCTGCGTAGACCGTAGAGACGTTTCACGTAGTTGCGCTGTTCCAGCACTTTGACGATTGCAGAGACTTGGCTGACCGACTTCATGCCAAGGCCGTCCATTATCTCACGGAACGACGGGCTATAACCATTCGCATCAATGTACGCACTCAACCAATCGAATGCTTCGCGCTGCCGTTTTGTTATTCCGAAGCGCTCGCTCATTTCGATGCCCCTAGTTTTTTATTCGCTGATAGACGCTTGCTTTCAAGGTCAGCTCGCGCGCCGTCCGGGATCATCTCAAGACCCGGCGCATTCTTTTCTTCAAACTCATGCATCAAGCTCATCTTCTCGTCGGGCGTGAGTTTTTTATCATTAATCGTC